CACTTACTATGGATATGGTACTCTTGAAAAGCAATTCACTTTTCATATGCTTAATATTTTTGGTTTAGACTATGCAAAGCATATCAATAATAAGAAACTGGTTGACGCCATCAATTATTGTCTAGTTATTGAGTTCTTTGTTGATACTGTTCATCGTCCTTCTTTTGATATCAAGCGATTCAAGGCGGCCGATTATTTTGGTCACATAACAAAACTATTAAGCGATATTGGAATCAATGGTCTTGATAGTCAGAAGGTTCGTAATAGTAATATTGCGTACAATTCTTTGGTATCATATATTCAGAGTAGAATGTATATTCATAATGAAGATATGACTAAGGAGTGTCTTACTATTATTAAGCCAGATGTTTCCAAGAAATATAATCTTGCCAAAATGGAAGATGTTAGAAAAGATATTAAAGCCGAACTTGACAACAATCCCGTTTTGAAGTATATTGTTGGTAGTCGTGCCGTGTCTGGCGAACTAAGAGAACTATCTGGTTCAAATGAACCGATTAAACAACTTGATGACAGGCATTACTACAGCGGTAATACTAAAACATGGTTAACAAGTCTAAATGATGTGGAAGCATTTAGAAAGCAAATTGGTAGTTTAGTTAAGTAATCACAGGTAACAATAGGAGTTTTACAATGGCTGTTCCGTTTATGTTTGTTGATGGTAATTTGACGCTGGTTCTTAATAACCAGAGTTATCAGGTTTTGCCAGATCATATTAATTACAAGATGATTCTTGAGCGTTTGCCAACGGCGACCGCTGATGAATTGCTTGAGATTGTTGATATTCAAAAGGCGGTCGCAGTATTTAGCGATGGTCTTGTGGATATTAAGGAAGGTAAGGTATTTTATGATGGTGATGAAGTTCACGGTAGTATTAGCAAGAGAATTCTTGAGTTTATGAGCAAGGGTCTGCCATTTCAGCCCCTCGTTAATTTCCTGAATAATCTTATGGATAATCCTAGTATGCAGAGTCAGCAGGAACTTTATGATTTCCTTGAGCATGAGCATCTGCCAATTACTGAGGATGGATGCTTCCTAGCATATAAGGCTGTTCGTAATGATTATATGGACAAGTATGCTGGAAAGTTTCGTAACAAGGTTGGCGATATTTGCAAGATGACCAGATCAAAGGTTGATGATAATCGTGGTCGCGGTTGTTCTCAGGGACTTCATGCTGGTGCATTGAATTATGTTGCTGGTTATGGCAGCATTGATGCTGGTGATCGTATTGTTATCGTGAAGATTAATCCTTGTGACGTTGTTAGCGTTCCTAGTGATTGTAATTGTGAGAAACTTCGTACTTGCCAATATGAAGTTGTTGGAGAGTATCAAGGCGAACTTCTCAAGCCTCTTTATTCATCTAACTTTGCCGAAGATAACTATAACGATGATGAAGATGATTATGATCGTGAATATAGTTGGGCATGGAATGATGATGAGGAAGAAGATGTAGATGAAGATTACTATGGCGATATTGACGATCAAGACGAGGATGATTACGACGATCAGTATTGATCGTTAAAAGAAAAGTAGAGTCTGGTGACTAAGATAATAGCCTCTGGTTGGGAAACTCGACAAACGCTATTTGAGAGGGTTCGATTCCCTCCTGCTTTCTAGATATTGCTAATGATGGTAATGTTTGCTGTCCCAATATCAATTCACAGGATAGTGTAAGGAAGTTATATGTTTAGCGATAATCTTGGCTTTAACCCTTTTGACAAAAACAATAATGTTCATGCTAATGGATATGCCTCTAAAAGAGTCAAGTTTTTGAGTTCTTTTAAGCAGCAGCATATCTACGTTTATAATGGTAATCCTCGTAAAAAAATTAGTAGCATGAACCATACTGATAATATAAACGAGGTAATTGATTCTAATCTAAACAACAGTTCTGATGCTTACTTTTATATTAATGGTGGTCGTAAAATTTTTGCGATCAAACAATTCACTTGTTGCTTTTGTGATATGGATGCTGGTCGTGATGAACAAGGCAAATACTTTAAGCCCAGCATTGTTATGACCAAGAAAAAGCAATTCCTCAAGAAGATTAATGAATTTCCTGTTAAACCTAGTTGGGTAGTAGATACTCGTAATGGTTATCAGTGCTATTGGATTTTTGATGATGCTAGTCGTAAAATGATTGGATCTAATAAAACTTTCTGGAGCGGTCTGCAAAAGAAATTAGTCAACTATTTTGGTGGTGATCCAAGAGCAATCAAACCAAATCAGATTTATCGAGTACCTTATACTTGGTGGCGTAAAGGATGGGAAAAGAAGCAACCATATTTTACCAGTTTATTGCCCGGTAGCGATGGTGCTACGGTTAATGTTACAGATTTAAAGTCCGCTCTTACTGGTCAACCAGCAAATCTACAAATAGTGCCAGAAAAATGCAGCGACGAATGGTATAAGGGATATGCTAAGGCTTATAAGCAGTCTGATGAAAATGGTGTCCCAGTACCAGTGAATGTTGCATCAGAAATACTGAATAATATTAAAGAAAAGAAGTGGTCTAATCTAAACAAGTGTTCAACTACCGTTCTTAATAATCTATATAATGACGATGAGGACGTTGAGGTTGCTCATGGTAAACCTATGCCAGTGTCGAGGGGTTGTTGTGATGTTCATGTTGACTCTGGTGACGAGGATATAAACCTTGATGGGTCACAGACCAAACTTTTAAAAACCGTCGTGGAGTTCCTTAATCAAGTCAGCACACCGCTATATTTTAGTAACAATAGATTCCTATCTAGTGCCGCTAAAGACTTGGCTAATCAACTCAGCGATAAATTTTGTATTGGATAAAAATGCACGAAGATTATGATTATGATAATGAATATGATGATGACGATTATGATTATGATCATCCATCGTTAAATCCTTATAATTATTATTTTAAGTTTGATGTATCATCAGATAGTCCATTATCCAAATGGCTGAATGATATGTTTTTAAACATAGACTGGAATCAGATACCTTCAATACCACTACAAAATGTTCCTGGCTTTCCGTTTGTTTCGTTACCTGTGAATAGTTGGAATCCCGATACTGGCAAGGGTAACTCCTACCAGTATTTGGGATCCAATTATGCTGGTAGTCCTATATGGAAAAAGAAATATTTTGTTGTTGACAAAGTGAATAATGAGTATAAACTACATTTACAGGCTCACGCCAAACACTTTGTAAGTCAGCCGATATATTATAAGGGATTATTTGAAATTCTAAATTAGGTGTTCAATGAATGAAGAATGGTATGTAATTAAAAATATAGAAGAATTTGTAGATAAAACAAGAACATTGGTTTTCAATAATTTTGGAAATACTGAGAATGAGAATGATATAGATTCTCTTTTGGATACAATAAAACCAGAAGATCAAGAAGAATTTGATTTAGTTTTATCTCATGATGAGTCTATGGTTATTACTAAAAGCCTAGCCAAAAAACAAACAAACAAAAAAAATCAAGAGACAAGATATCTTGTGTCAGACAGTGTTTACTATGAAATTATTCAATCTCTTAATGATAGAATGGTAAGTAATTTACTTAATAATTTAGTCAATAAGGGAATGGTTGAAACAGGATTTGATGAGGAATCTAATGATTTTATTTTTTGGTTAAAAGATGACAACGGATTTCAGTGGGTTCAAATTTGACAAACCATATTTTGAGGCTATGATAATAGTATGAATGAAGAGAGTTTTGAAAAGTTTAAGAACCGTCGCAAGAACAAGCCCTC